TTAATTCATGTAAATAATGTTGAGTCTGTGCTTGAGATTGCTCTTGCAGGATTTGGTAAAAAAGATCTAAAGGTTTACACTGAATATGGAAAACTTATTGTCGAAGGATCCAAAGAAACTAAAGAGACAGGATCCGAGTATGTCCATCAAGGACTGGCTCAAAGAAGTTTCACAAGAGAGTGGGCACTTTCAGAAGATACTGAAGTCAGAGAGGTTCAATTCAAAGATGGACTTCTTACCGTTAAGTTGGGTAAAATAGTACCAGACCATCATGCTCGTAAAAACTATCTCTAAATATAATTGAGTTCGAGATGGGACTTAGGGATCTTGACGATCCCTTTTTTTATGCTATAATATTAAGGATGAAGTAAAAAAATGTCAATTAAACTTGCTATTCTAAAATCTGGTGAGAATGTAATTTCTGATGCCAAAGAACTTATTGCAGAAGATAAAGTTTGTGGATATTTGTTTAATAAACCACATAAGGTAGAAGTTACTAAACCAAGTCTTTTATTTGAAGGTGATATAACACCAACTTCTAGTGATGGAGAGATGAGTATAACTTTATCTCCTTGGATTGTGCTGTCAAAAGATAATCAAGTTCCAGTTCCTACCGATTGGATTGTTACTATTGTTGAACCAATATCATCAGTAACTCAAATGTATGAAGAGAAAGTAGGAGTAGAGACGGAAGATGATTAAATGTTTAGTTCTTTTAACTGGAATAGTTCTTATTGCTAAAATTGAAGAAATTGATGCAGAACTTGGAGATCCTAATTGTTTAATATCTGATGTATGTGTAATTAATTCTGATGGAACAATAAGTTCTTGGTTGAATTTTTCTGAAGATACAGAATTGATGATAAGATCTGAAAATATATTAACAATTACTGAGCCAAAAAAAGATATAGTTAAATTATATTTGGAGACTATCTCATGAGAGTTCTAAGTATTGACTTGGACTATATTATGGGTCCAAGTATTGAACTTTATAATAGTTTATTTTTTGATGATAATCCATCAACAAGATGGAGAGATTTATTTAATAATTCTAATTTTAAAGAAAATCATTTAGTTATTGATCAGGGTAGTTTATTATATTGTTTTAATGTATTTTTAAAATCATTAAAAAATTGTGAGAATGTTTCATTTGGATACGAACATGATTCAATACTTTATGATATTAAAGATTTTTCTAATATTGATTTGATTAATATTGATCATCATGATGATGTTTTTGGTGGAGATTATTCTCATGATATGGATTATAAGAATGCTTTAAAGAAAGAATATTTTGAGATTGTTAATGATAATAGAGTCCATGAAGGAAATTGGATTGCATGGTTAGCAAGTCAGAAAAAATTAAATTCTTGTGTTTGGATTGGTAATGAAAATAGTGGCAATAAAAGTAGAAATTTTTTCAATGAACAGATAGTTCCAAATTATTTAAATGTTGAAAGGGAAAATTATAAATTTGATAATTATAAATTTGATCAGATTTTTGTTTGTCTATCTCCACAATACATTCCTAAGAATCATTGGCATTATTTTAGTATGTTCATAAAAGTTTATGAGCAATTTTCAGGAAAAGATGCTATAATACATAACAAGAAATATGAACATGAACTTCGTAATTTACAGGTGAATAATGAGATTTTATACCAATGTTCAAATGGTAGGTGACAACTTCCTAGTTCGTGGTTATGAAAATGGAAAACATTTCGCAACCAGAGAGAAGTTTTATCCAACTTTATTTGTTCCTTCTAAAAGAAAAACCAAATATAAAACCTTAAGTGGTGAGTATGTAGAATCAGTTGAGCCTGGTTCTGTTCGTGACTGTCGTGAGTTTATAAAAAAATATGATGGAGTAGAGAATTTTAAAATTTATGGTAATAGTTCTTACATTTACCAATATATTTCTGAAAAGTATCCAGAGAATGAAATAAAATTTGACACTAGTAAGATCAAAATAACTACTATTGATATTGAGGTGAAGTCAGAGAATGGATTCCCCGATGTAGAATCTGCTGCAGAAGAGATACTTCTTATTAGTATTCAGGATTATTCAACTAAACAAATTAGAACATGGGGTTTAGGTGCATTTAATAATAAACAGGATAATGTAATATACAAATCATTCAAGACTGAATATGAACTCTTACTTAGTTTTATTAACTGGTGGATGATTGAAGATAATACACCAGAAGTTATTACTGGGTGGAATAGTACCTTGTATGATATTCCATATCTTGTTCGTCGTCTTGATAGAATCCTTGGTGAGAAATTAATGCGTCGTATGTCACCATGGGGATTGGTGACTGAAAGAGAAATTTATATTGCTGGTCGTAAAAATATTTCTTATGATGTCGGTGGTGTAACACAGTTAGATTATCTTGATCTTTATAAAAAATTTACTTATAAGGCACAGGAATCTTATAGGTTGGATTATATTGCCAGTGTAGAACTTGGTCAAAAGAAATTAGATCACTCTGAGTTTGATACATTTAAGGACTTCTACACAAAGGGTTGGCAGAAGTTTGTTGAGTATAATATAATTGACGTGGAACTTGTTGACCGTCTGGAAGACAAGATGAAACTGATTGAACTTGCCATAGTTATGGCATATGATGCAAAAGCAAATTATGCTGATGTATTCTCTCAGGTTCGTATGTGGGATACTATCATCTATAACTATCTCAAGAAAAGGAATATAGTTATTCCACCAAAGGAAAGATCCGATAAGGACGCAAAATACGCAGGTGCTTATGTCAAAGAACCGATTCCTGGAAAGTATGATTGGGTTGTTAGTTTTGACCTCAACTCTCTTTATCCTCATCTTATTATGCAGTACAATATTTCGCCAGAGACCCTCTGTGAACAACGGCATCCATCCGTTACAGTTGATAGACTCCTCCAAGAGCAAGAGGTAATTGATGGTGAGTATGCTGTATGTGCAAATGGTGCACAATATAAAAAAGATGTACGTGGATTTTTACCAGAACTGATGGAGAAGATCTATAAAGATCGAACCATTTACAAAAAGAAAATGCTACAAGCAAAGCAGGATTATGAAAAGAAAAAGTCTAAAAGGTTGGAGAAGGAGATTGCTAGATGTAACAACATTCAAATGGCGAGGAAGATTCAACTTAATAGTGCTTATGGTGCTATTGGTAATCAATACTTTCGCTATTATAAACTTGCCAACGCAGAAGCTATTACACTATCTGGTCAGGTTTCTATTCGTTGGATAGAAAATAAAATGAATGCTCATATTAATAAAATTTTAAAAACAGAAGAGGTTGATTATGTTATTGCTTCAGATACTGATTCCATCTATCTTAATTTGGGTCCTTTGGTTGAGGCTGTATACAAGGGCAGAGAGAAAACTAATGAAAGCGTTGTTCGGTTCCTTAACAAGATCTGTGAAGTGGAATTTGAACCTTTTATTGAAAGTTCTTATGAAACGTTGGCCAAATACGTAAGTGCCTATGATAATAAAATGTTCATGAAACGTGAGAACATTGCTGAACGTGGTATTTGGACAGCAAAGAAAAGATATATCTTGAATGTATGGGATAGTGAAGGTGTTCGTTATGAAGAACCTAAATTGAAGATGATGGGTATTGAGGCAGTTAAATCTTCTACACCTGCACCTTGTCGAACAATGATTAAAGATGGACTTAAGTTGATGATGAATGGTACAGAGGAGGATGTGATTCATTTTATTGATAAGTGTCGTAAGGAATTTAAGACATTAGATCCAGAAGATATAGCTTTCCCAAGGACTGCATCTGATGTTCGTAAGTATCAGGCATCATCTACCATATATGCGAAAGGAACTCCTATACATATACGGGGTGCATTACTATTCAACCATTATGTCAAACAGAAAAAGTTGACTAATAAGTATTCACTTATCGGTAATGGAGAAAAAGTCAAGTTTCTCTATCTTAAAAAACCTAATATCATACAGGAGAATGTTCTATCCTTTATTCAGGACTTTCCTCATGAACTTGGTCTTGACAAATACATCGACTATGACCTACAATTTGAGAAGAGTTTTGTAGAACCTCTCAAGGCAATTCTTGATGCTATAGGATGGAATGTCGAAAAAACTGTAAACTTAGAACTATTTTTTACCTAATGGAATTGCCTATTAACGACAAAGAACTTTCCACAATCGTCAGTTCACTGACTTTGGGTGGGGATACTGCATTATATGAAAAACTTAAATTAGTTAAAGATGTTAGGGAAGCAAATCCTAATGGAACTTATAAAAAAATACTACGTGATAATTATGGGATGGTAATTTAATGAATTGTTGGCACTGTGGCACTGAACTTATATGGGGATCAGATTTTGATGGTGCAGATTATGGGTGTGAGGAGGAATACTCTATTGTGACTAATCTGACTTGCCCTAAATGTGAATCTTTTGTACAAGTTTACTACCCAAATAAAGAAAATTAATTATGGATTTTTTAAAAGAAATTGTAAAAGAAATAGGTGATGACTACACCCAACTCGCATCAGACATCGAAGGATCAGAAAGATTCATCGACACAGGATCATACATCTTTAATGCAGTGGTTAGCGGTTCCATTCATGGTGGTGTTTCTAGTAATAAGATTACTGCCATCGCTGGTGAAAGCAGTACTGGAAAGACTTTTTTCTCACTCGCTGTGGTTAAAAATTTTCTTGATTCTAATCCTGATGGGTATTGTCTCTATTTTGATACTGAAGCCGCAGTTAATAAACCATTACTTGAATCTCGTGGGATTGACTTAAGTAGACTGGTTGTAGTTAATGTAGTAACTATTGAAGAGTTTAGATCAAAGGCACTTAGGGCAGTTGATATATATCTTAAAACCCCCATAGAGAGTCGCAAACCGTGTATGTTTGTGTTAGACTCTTTAGGAATGCTTTCCACTGAAAAAGAAATTACTGATGCATTAAATGACAAACAGGTTCGTGATATGACCAAATCACAACTTGTTAAAGGTGCATTTAGGATGTTGACTTTGAAATTAGGACAAGCTAATATTCCTTTAATTGTAACTAATCACACCTATGATGTCATCGGTTCTTATGTCCCCACAAAAGAAATGGGTGGAGGTAGCGGTCTTAAGTACGCTGCTAGTACTATCATATACCTCTCGAAGAAAAAAGAAAAGGATGGTAAAGAAATCATCGGAAATATTATCAAAGCAAAGACTCATAAATCACGTCTAAGTAAAGAAAATAAAACAGTTGAGATACGACTTTATTATGATGAGAGAGGGTTAGATCGCTACTATGGTCTTCTAGAATTAGGAGAACTTGGTGGTCTATGGAAAAATGTTGCTGGAAGATATGAAATGAATGGAAAGAAGGTATATGCTAAAGCAATACTTGCTGATCCAGAAACTTATTTTACTAATGATGTGATGGAGAAATTGGATGAAATTGCAAGAACAGAGTTCTCATATGGTTAGAGTATATGATAATATTCTTCCTAGTAAATTATGTGAGAAGTTAATTAATTTATTTGATTCCTCTGAACATCAAGAATATATTAATAATAATCATAAACCATGTTTTACACAATTAAATTTAAATCAACATCATGTGAATGTTGTAAGGAATTTAATTCCTTATGTAGAGAAAGTTTACAATAAATATAAAACAAAATTTCTTCCACAGTTGTCATCTTTGGAAGAATTTCGTGTTAAAAGATATCTTACTAATGGTAATGAAAGATTTGATGAGCATATAGATGTGATAAATTATTCTACTGCTAGAAGAGTAGTTGCATTCATTTTTTATTTGAATGATAATAATGGTAGTACAATATTTTCAAATCAGGACTTGAATATTGAACCTGAGTGTGGTAGAGTGGTTGTGTTCCCACCTACTTGGGAATATCCTCATTCAGGATTACCACCTTCGGACTATCCGAAGTATATTCTGAGTACTTATATACATTATGGAAAGAATTGAGACTACGATTCTCAGAAATTTAATTTATAATGAAGAGTATTCTAGAAAGGTTATACCTTTCATTAAACCAGAATACTTTGAGCAAAGAACTGAAAATGTAATCTTTGAAGAAATAACTCAATTCATTGTAAAATATGGTTCTTCAATTACGATTGAAGCACTTAATATTGAGGTAGAAAATAGAACAGATCTAACAGAATCTGAAATTGCACAAGTCAGGGATATTAATAATTCTCTGAATGATTGTCCTGTAGACGATCAATGGTTAATAGATACTACTGAAAAGTGGTGTAGAGATAGAGCAATCTATCTTGCACTCATGGAATCAATCACACTAGCCGATGGACAGGATGACAAGAAAGGAAGGGATGCTATTCCTTCTATTCTCTCTGATGCTCTTTCTGTGTCTTTCGATAATCATATAGGACATGATTACTTACAAGACTACGAAGACAGATACGAATCTTATCACAGAAAAGAGGATAAGATCCCATTCGATTTGGAATTCTTCGACAAGATTACAAAGGGTGGTCTTCCAAATAAAACACTCAATATTGCTCTCGCTGGCACTGGTGTTGGTAAGTCTCTGTTTATGTGTCATGTCGCAAGCAGTGTGTTACTCCAAGGCAAGAACGTATTATACATCACGCTTGAGATGGCTGAGGAGAAAATTGCTGAAAGAATTGATGCTAATCTTTTGAATGTTAATATACAAGACATAACAGATTTACCACGTAAAATTTTTGAGAATAAAGTAACTAAATTATCACAGAAGACACAAGGTACATTAATTATAAAAGAGTATCCTACTGCTTCTGCTCATTCTGGACATTTTAAAGCATTACTTAATGAACTTTCATTAAAAAAATCATTTAAACCAGATATTATATTCATAGATTATCTAAACATATGTGCATCTTCACGTTACAGAGCAGGTAGTAATGTCAATTCTTACTCGTATATCAAAGCAATTGCAGAAGAACTTCGTGGTCTCGCTGTCGAAGCGAACCTACCGATTGTATCCGCAACTCAAACTACTCGCAGTGGTTTTGCTAGTTCTGATGTTGACCTTACCGACACCTCTGAATCATTTGGTCTTCCTGCAACTGCTGATCTTATGTTTGCTCTTATATCTACTGAGGAACTCGAAGAACTTAATCAAATAATGGTTAAGCAATTAAAGAATAGATATAATGATCCCACCATTTTCAAGAGATTTGTTATAGGTATTGATCGTGCTAAGATGAGATTATATGACTGTGAGCAACAAGCACAAGAAGATATTCTTGACAGTGGGCAGGATGAAGAGTATAATGAATTTAAACAAAAACCTAAAAAGTCTTTTGCGGAGTTTAAATTTTAATGCCCATACCTGATCATTTTTATCCGTACTGGTCTGTGTATGATCACAGAGGAGAAAAATATTGTGATTGCAGTCATGAAAAATATGCAATTAGAACTATAGAGTTGCATGAGGGTGAAGGGTTTACTTACAGAAGGAGAGATGCTCCTAAACCATTACCACCACATATTGTTGATGTAACTGCAGAGTATGAAGGTGAACTACCTGGTCAACAAGGGTTGCCAAAAGCAAAAGAAAGACTTCCTTTTGAACCAGTAGAAAATCAACTAAAAGAAAGTAAACTAAAAAAATTAGAATTTGACTATGAATAAAAAAATTGACTTTACTAAGTATGCTGATTTCGTGGATGGTGTCACATCCGATTCCAGTAAAGATTATCAATGCTTTATTGAGAGTATTAGTTCCCTTAATGGAAAGGGTGCCAATATTGAGCGGCTTCTTACTGCTGCTGTTGGCATTAGTGCTGAAGGTGGTGAGTTTATGGAGATCGTTAAGAAAATGGTTTTCCAAGGTAAACCTTACAACGACGACAATCGAGAGCATCTTATTATTGAGTTGGGTGACGTTATGTGGTATGTGATGCAAGCATGTACAGCACTAGATGTTTCAATTGAGGATGTAGTTGCAGGAAATGTGGAAAAATTAAAGAAAAGATATCCTGGTGGAGACTTTGATGTATATCATTCAGAAAATAGGGCAGTAGACGATAGGTGATTATGATTAAAAAATTATTTAAAAAGTATCTTAATTTACTTAAGAGAATTAACGAGAGACATTACTGGCCTCTATTCATTTTCCTATCATGTTACTTTGTAGTACCATATAGTGAGTTTGTTATTACAGCACTAGTCATATTATACTTTAAGTTTGAAGGTGCATTTCGTAGGATTGGTGCTAGGTTAATCAAACCATTTCCAGAGTGGATTAGATATGGTTCTTCCACTATCTTTTTTCTTGTTATGTTAGATGATACACTTGCATACATGACTATCATAGCAGTTGGTATATTGAGTGCTAGAGCATTGAAGAAAGAAAAAGAATTAGAAGATAAAGAAGATAGAGAAAAGGGATTGATGTAAGTTGACAACGTGACTGGATACGATTTATTTGGAGACCATGGGAGAAACTTACCAACTCCTCATGGTAGTGGTGCGAGACCCATGTATGGTGACATGGGTAAATCATGTAAACCAGATCCTAACCGTAAAAGAGAATATCCTTACTTATATGCTGTGTTTTGTCTTGACTCACATAACACCAGTTATTTTTATGTAAGAGAGGATGGTTCATATTATTGGTTACATTGCCGTAAAGGAAAAGATGACATTGAGGTAGATGCTGATATAATACAAATGGATATGTTCGGGAAACCTGATCTATCTAAAGAGTTTGTAATGAAGGCTCTCTATGAAGAAGTTACGCATATATAATAATAGAATAAAAAAACTATCAATGCTACACATGAGAGAACAATTAATCAAAGCACTATTAGCACATGCACAGGGAGACATTCAAAAGCATGTGGCAAATGTAGAAGTTTATTTGGAGCATCCTGCAGGTATTGGTGAGCATTCAAATATTGTAGAAGCAATCGAACAAGAGATTAATGAGATTGCTAAGTATCAAGATCAAATAGACATAATAAATAAATATTTTAAAAATAAAACTTAATGGTTAAACCAAGAGCACAAGCAGAAAAGGAGTAGAGTATGGCTCTAAAATCGGTTGGAAGCACAATTAAGAAATCGGGTGGAGTTCTAGATGAACTAAACAAAAAAATAAAATCATTACAGTCTGGTAAACTTGTTGATCTTATGATAGTAGAACCTAAGAAAAAGGTAATTAATGTTGAATATCAATCGGAGGTTAAAGAAGATACTATTAAAAAAATAAAAGCACATTTGGAGAAACAATTTGGAGTTATTGGAGATATTAATACTGATAAAATTAAAGTTGGAAGAATAGTTAAAGGAAAAAATATTAGTTTTGATGTAAATTTTACAGAAAGGAAACCTCCTGAAGTAGGTAGAAAACAAACTCCCACTCAATATCAAGAGAAAGGAACAACAGATGTATTCAATAATGTTTTAGAAAGGAATAAACGCTATAATAGTATAGCAGATATGAGAAAAGATACTGATCTTATGAAAGATATAAGAGATACTTTTAGTGGAAAAACTGCAAAAAAGAATGTTGGAGATCATACAGATAAAGTAGATGATTGGATGAATACTTTTTTTAATCAACAAGATCTTTTCTTCATGAAAAAGTATGCACCTTCTAAGTGGAGTAAATTTGAATATCATAAACAAGATTGGGTTACTTTCTGGTCAGATTTTATTAAAAAAGTTAAAACAAATGAAGGAAAACCAGTAGGAGATTATACTACTTGGAACCCTTCTGATATTTGGGCAGTATATGATAAGGCAAAAGTTAATAAGGAAATAGATGATGCTTTTAAAGCAGATAAAGGTGATCCTAGATTAAGTAAGGTAAATAATTTGTTGATTAATTTGATGGGTGATTCAAAACTTGTAGGAATATCTCTTAAAAAAATAGAAGGTGGTGGTGCTCATATAGAGGAGATGAATATTAGTCCTAAAACAATGAAGTTGGCAGAAGTTGTAGAACTTAATATGTCTGATATTGACTTGCAACTTGATAATATTGTTCAGCAAGATAAAGTTACTACCTATATTAAATTTGCTGCAACTCATACTATGAATATAAACTTGAATGATAAAAAGAAACTTGGTAATCTTTCTTTTAATACTCAAGTCAAAGGAACTGCTGCACAAGGAGGACAAGCACCTGTTGCACAAGTAGTAAAACTTTTACATGCAAACGGTAATTCAAAAGAATTTATTAATGATCATAATGATAAAAGATATCCTAAAAATGCTGATGATTTTTGGGATGGTGCAAAGGGATGGCAGAAAAAATATGAGTTTGTAAAAACAAAAACTAAGAGTTCATCTTGGCCATCATGGGAGGATTATAATAAATATCTTACGATTTTCTATAAGGATAATAAACCACAAATTGCTATAACAAAATTAATGCAAATTGATTTTTATTATGATGCTATTAAAAATTATACAACTGCTCAAGAGTATGCAGATTTTTGGATTGCTCTTTTACATCTTGGTATGAAAGTCGGTGATAGATTCGCACCCCACGCAAAAATTTCATAAGATGGCAACTAGTGCAACTGAAACTGCTAAACAGGAAAACGGATCTATGGTATTTTTCCAGTCTGTAATAGAGAAGGGTATTGAACCATCATCTAAAAAAATGTTTGAAGTATATGATGGTTATAATAGTGAGTGGAAAGAGACTTATAGGAAACAGGTTGATGCTGTAAAAAGTTATATTGGAACACAGAAAGGATATGAATATTCAAGAGATAAAGGAATTATGCCTTACATCGAAAACATAGCAAAGACTGACTGTGGTGTAGCAGTTAAAGATAGATGGGATCCGATGGATATTGTGATGGTAAAGAAAAGTATGAGAAAAACAGTAGAGGGAACTATTCGTGAATTAACCAATATGGAAGGAATGAGTAAAGAATCAAATCTTCTTATTTTAAATGCTTATATGAGAGAGGCATTAAAAGATAAAATTTTAATTGGAATTTCTTTGAAGGCAATTAAATTAAATAAAAAGAAAGCAAATATGGAACTTGCAAATATGAGAGAGGACAAGTCTTCTCGTATTAATATTGAACCCATTGATGGATCTCTAAAATGTACACTTACATTAGGTAGAAAGGCAAATTACTTATTTGATACTGGAGAATTAGGATTTGATTTAAAGACAGAATCTGGTGCAGAGATACATGGACAAACACGTAGTTTCCAATATTCGAAAGCAAGAAATGTAAGTCAGACTGATTTAACTCCGAAAGGTAGAGATGCTGGTGCTAAACTTGGTAAAGTTTCTAGTGTTGCACTAGATGAATTTTTACAATCAAATAATTTGGAGAGACCACCCTCTGCTTCTAGACATCCTCATATTCCTTTAGTTGGTCAATGGAAAGATAATGATAAAAAATATTGGATTGATTTATATGATAATTTAAAAGATTCTAGTTACAAGATAGATTTTGGTGATGTTTCTGTATATGAAAATAATACTAAAATAGGTGATACATTTGAAGAAATATTAAATAAATCAATTGAATATGAAACTGACAATAAGGATAGAAGTTCTGCTGGAAGATTTTCTTCTAAATTAATTTCTATGGAATGGGCACATATTTGGTCGGAATTATCATCAAAAGGTAAACTGAAAGAGTGGTGTAGAGTTCTATATTATGGTGCTAAAAAAGAATTTTCTTCTAATAACGGTCCTTTTTTAAAAATATACTAATGAATAAAACCATTGAACAACTAATTCAATCCTTTGAACCTCGGTCAAAAAATAAAAAACAAATCTTCAATGATTTTCTATATCATTGTTTTACGAATATTGATAAAATAATTTCTTCAAAAAATCGTAAACGTAATAAGAATAAATATATTATTATGAGGCAAAATCTCATTAACTATCTTATCGCAAACGAAAGAAAAGTAACACTCAAACTTTATAAATGAAAAGTTTTTTAAAATTTTTATCCGAATCTGCTACACAACAGGCAGCCCGTATGGGTTTGACTGGTGATGGTCATGGAGGTTGGTATAAGAATGGAGAGTTTGTAGCAAAGACAGAGAAAGGAAGATTAAAGTTTTATAATAAGAGACAGAAAGTAGGTCAGCAAGATCCAGCACAGTCTGAAAAAGAAAAAAGATTATCACAATCAACCTCCGCACGTGCACAACAACCACAGGCAGAACCAAAAGGAGCAGCACCTCAACAAACAGCACCAGCACAAAAACCTGTAGCACAAGAGGATGATCCAGATGCACCAGCATCACCAGAAGATTTAACACCACCAGTAGTCAAGAAAACAAAAGGTGTTCTTACTGTTGCATTCGGTAGATTTAATCCTCCTACAACGGGTCATGAAAAATTATTAGATACTGTTGCCTCATCTTCTGATGATGGTGATTATGTTATTGTGCCATCAAGAAGTCAGGATAAGAAAAAGAATCCATTAGATGCTGATCAAAAGGTTGCTGTGATGAGACAGATGTTCCCTAATCATAGTGAAAGAATTGTTAATGATCCTCAGAATAGAACCATCTTTGATGTATTAAAAAAAGCTCATAATGATGGTTATGCTGGAGTAAGAATTGTAGGTGGTGCTGATAGACAGAAGGAATTTGATAAATTGATTAATAATTACAATGGATTAAAGTATGATTTTGATACAGTAGAAGTTCGTTCTGCTGGTGATAGAGATCCTGATAGTGAAGGTGTAGAAGGAATGTCTGCATCAAAACAAAGAAAGTATGCTGCAGAGAATGATTTTGAGAATTTCTTAAAAGGTGTTCCTACTGCAATGAATAAAAAGGTTGCTAAAGATCTCTTTAATAATATTCGTAAAGGTATGAATATTAAAGAAGGTTGGAACCTTTGGGAGATTGCCCCTCGTTTTGATTGGAAGAATTTACGTGAACTTTTTGTAGGTAAAAAGATATATCAAGTTGGTGATTTAGTTGAAAATCTTAATACAGGATTAGTTGGTCGTATAATAAGAAGAGGTGCCAATCATTTAATTTGTGTCACTGAAGATAATGTTATGTTCAAGTCGTGGATTAAGGATGTAACAGAAGCAAAAAAATATAATAATATTACTAATGATGGTGGTGTTCATGCTAGTCAGAGAGAGATTGGGACTGATTCTCATAGAAAATATGTAGAAAAAATGGTTCCTGGAAGTGACTGGGGAAAACAATTCATAAATAAGTATAGAAAAAAGTAACTAATTGATGGTTTCCAATGAGTAACAATATAGTTGAAGAAGAAAACCCTAATCAACCTCAAGCTGCTGGTGCTGGTGGTGCACAGGATAAAATTAGAAAGCAAGCACGTCAACTTGCATATGATGTCCGTTATAAAGTAAAAGGACAATTTAAGGATGGTCAGAAGTCTGATCCTGCTTCTTTAAAGAGAGCATATATGTCTCAACTTGGTAAGTCGCCTGCATCAGGTCCAGTAAGACAACTTGCTAAGAAGATGCTTGTTGGTGAATCTTATGACTTTATAGATCTTAAAGAAACTGCAAGTAGTGCTGTGGCTGATGCTATTAAAAAAGTTTTTGTAAAGACTATAGAATTAGATGATGCAGATGGAAACCCTGCATATGAAATTACTGATTTAGCAGTTAAAGAAGAAGTACAAGAAAAAAAATATAAAGTAAGAGTTACTGATAAGAAAACTGGTAAGTCATATACAAGAATGGCAGATCGTGCCAAGATTTCTGAGTTAAGAAAGAATCCTAACATTGCATCTGTTGAGATGACTGGATATGGTACTCCATATGAAGGTGAGAAAAAGAAAGGATCTCAAACTGCTGCTGTAAAATCTGGTAAAGGTTTGGCAAAGAAAGATTATGATGGTGATGGTAAGAGAGAATCATCTAGTAAAGAACATGCTGGTTCAGTTCATAATGCTATTCAACGTAAGAAAGGTGGTATTGCTGATGGCAAAGATACTAGAAAAGAGGAATTTATAGGTGAAGTTGTAGATAAAAATAATGGTAGTTCTAGTGAAAAGAAAGTTGATGTGATGAAGGGTAAGAATAAGATTACTATTAATCCTACTCAAGCTGAGGCTGTTGATCCTGGTGCTGAAAATAAAAAATCTGATGATGGTATGGATGCAAAGCAAAAGAGAGTTGCTATTATGAAGAGACAGATTCTTCAAAGAAAAATGCAAGCTGTCAGAAGTGGTGCTGGTGCTGATATTGTTGCACACACTGAATTAGAAGGTGAAGTTATTAAAGAAAAGAACAAGGGTCTTGATGGTAAAAAATGTTGGGATGGGTACAAACTTTCTGGAACCAAAAAGAAAGGTGGTAAGATAGTTGATAATTGTGTAAAGGAAGAAGAAGAGGGTGGTGAAAAGAAATTACCTAAGAATACTATAGAGTTTGATGGAGGAGCAACTATTGAACCTGTAGGTGATTCAAGAGAGATTCCTACTTTACTTAATCTTGTTAAAAATAAATTAAGAGCACGTGGATTGAATATGTCTTTCGAACCAAAAGGTGAAGTAGTTTCTGAAAAGAAAGCTGATAAAGATTATGATGGTGATGGTAAAATAGAATCAGGAAAAGATGAGTACTTTGGTTCTAAAGATAAAGCCATTAAAAAAGCAATGGGTAAGAAACATAATTGTGCATCTAAAGTAAAGCATGAAGAGTATGGGTTAGGAGACTGCATTAAAGGAATGCACGATTTAGATGAAAGTGGAGAAGTTGCTCATTATGATGTGTTATTTGAGCATGGTGTTGAGAAAAATGTTGATGTTTCCTCTTTAGAAATTTTAGAATATTCGATGCATGAGCATGCCATCGTGGATGGTTATGCTGTCGTTGAAGCAAAGATGGAAGAAGGAATAGAGGATATTATTGCACGTTTAGAAAAGAAACGTATTAGTAAAGGTGGAGATCCTGATAAGTCACCTTTAGGAAAGAAGACTGGTCAAGCAATGAAGGCAAAACAGGATGCAGCAAGAAAGAAAGCAGGTGTGAAAGAAGAAGTTGATCCAATGGTTCAATCTGCAGTAGATGCCTTAAATCGATATTCTGCAAAAAAGCAATAAGCCCAGTTGAGGAAAAACTGGGCGTTAAAGAGCATCATCAGAAAGATGCTAATGGTAAAGTCATAGAGCACGGTGATGGAACACCAAGTTCTGTTGAAGAGGGAGAGGTGTATTGGTCAAGCAAAGCATTAGATCAGTTAGATCAATTAAACGAAAGACAAAAAGACAGTGACAATCAGAGATTAAGTCAAGAGCGTGGTCGTTCTAACTATGGTAAAGCATCTGTTAGAAACATGAGAGCATCAGGTAAAGGTGGCAACGCTGCTGATCCTGCTGAGAGACTTGTGGCAATAGACGCAAGACATAAGGCACACAAAGAAAAACGTGGTGTAAAAACCAAAGGCAAGTCTAATTTAGGTGAGGAAGGATACGATCAAATCAAAGATCGCATAGCAATGGCTGGTGGTGATCCAAGTTCACCAAAGAAAATGGATGCAACTAAGTATCCAGTAAGTAAAGAAATTAGAAATCAAAAAGGTAAAACTGTTCTTCAGAAACAATCAGAGAAGAAGTACGGTAAGGGTGCTACTGCACTCGACATTGTGAAGAAGAAGATCACCGCCAAGCATGGTAAAGGTGCAATTATGAATACAAAGAAAAAGTAATGCCAGCAGTATCTAAAAAGCAACAAAGATTTTTTGGGATGGTTCGTGCAACCCAAAAGGGTGAGATGAAGAATCCTTCATCTGAAGTATCAGATGTCGCTAGTGAAATTAGTATGAAAGATGCAAAGAAGTTTGCAAAGACTAAGCATAAGGGTTTACCTGAAAAGAAAAAGGTAGAGGAAGGAGTAATGGATGTTGTTAAAAAATATGGTAAGAAAAAAGAGCAAAAGAAACCTCAAAAAGCAATGGATGCTGGTGCAAAAGGAAGACGTATGTTGCAGAGAAGAGAGTATGCTTCAAAAGTATCTGGTAGTGAAGATTTAGTACCAGATAATATTAGAGATGAATTTGATTTTGTTCAAGAGGGTTCACTTCATAAATGGTTTAAAGGTTCTAAATCTAAAGACGGTAAAGGTGGATGGGTCAATGTTGTCACAGGTGGAACTTGTGCGAGTGATGAACCTGGCGAAGGAACACCTAAGTGTGTATCCTCTTCTAAAAGAGCAAGCATGACTAAGGCAGAAAGACTTTCTGCTTCACGTCGCAAAAAGAAAGCAGATCCTGGTCAACAATCAAAGTCAGGAGCAGCTAAACCTACATATGTTAGCACCGATAGTCCTCGTAAGAAAAAAATGAAAAAAGAAAATTTTGATTGGAGATCCACTATGGATGAAGCATGTTGGAAAGGTTATGAGAAGAAGGGTATGAAGACTATGTTTGGAAAGAGATATCCAAACTGTGTGAAAAAAACTAAGAAAGAAGAAGTAGAATATGTAGCAGAAACAAAAGATAAGAAAGGTAAGGGTAGTGGTAAAAAAGATGCTTGTTATCATAAGGTAAAGGCAAGTGCTAGTGTCTGGCCTTCTGCATATGCATCTGGTAGATTAGTTCAGTGCCGTAAGAAGGGTGCTGCTAATTATGGTAATAGTAAAAAAGAATCATATTCTTGGAGAGATGAACTTGATTATATGCAAGAAGGTGCTGCATGGACTAAAAAATCAGGTAAGAGTGAGTCTGGTGGTTTAAATGAAAAAGGTAGGAAGTCTTATGAACGTGAGAATCCTGGTTCTGATTTAAAAGCACCACAACCAAAAGGTGGTTCACGAAAAAAATCATTCTGTGCTAGAATGGGTGGTATGAAAAAGAAACTTACCAGTTCTAAAACTGCTAATGATCCAGATTCAAGAATCAATAAAGCACTTAGAAAGTGGAAGTGTTAACTTAAATTGCTATATAGATTAGCAATCATAAATTAATCATGACTAAATTTTTACTACCTATTGCTATAAACATTATAGATAAAGCAGTAGATAAGATTCCAGAAGACCTAGAGGAAAAAATTAAGGTGTTCGTTATCGGAATTCTTAAGAAGGCTGCTGCTAAATCAGGCAACAAAGTAGACGATCAATTAGTGGAAGCACTAGAGAAAGCTTTACTAGGTTCTTGAGTTTATAAATATCTTTAGAAAAAGAATTTTTGCGGGTAAAAAAACATGGCTCTTTGGGGTAACAATGATAATCTAGTCTCAAGTGGAACCGTAGCTCTGAACTATGACACAAAAGTCGTAACTGGTTCTGGAACAACATTCGGAACAACTGGATTCGGAGAGGTTGGAGATGTAATACGATTTGGCACAAGAGGTGGTGGTGGAACTTATTACGGTGAAGCAATTATCTCAAAAGTTACGAGTGCTACTAATATAACTATTGCTTCTACTGATGGACTTAGTGGTGCTGCAATAGGTGGGGGAACTGAATATCTCTTAAGTACACTTCCTAAATCAACCACTCACGATCACGTTTATAGTGGTAAGCATAGAGGGGCACCAACATTTAAAAATCATTTAACTAGATCCGCAGTAGATGCTTCTGCTGTTGGTGAATTAAATATTCCTATCGATATCATAGCGATTGGCAATCCTAACAATCAAATTGATTTAGCAGTAGGTGATCATTATTTAGATTCTCCTGGAGCAGACACTGGAACAGGAATTGAAGTTATTGGTGTAGGAACAGCAAATGCTACAAACACATCCCTAGCAATTGTTGGATCTGATAAAGTATTTGTCGTTGCACCTCCTGGAGTTGTGGTTGGTGATGAAATAAGTGTTACTGCTGGTGGAGTTCTTGGTGCTAGTGTAGCTTCTATTGGTTCGACATTTGTTACTATAGCTGGTACAGCAACAACACTTTCTGTTGCGGTTGCAAAAGATGCTAGAGTTATGTTTAGTAGTGATGGTGTAGTAAGTTTGGCATCTACAATATCTAGTGGTATTTCAACTGGTGATGTTCTATACTTCCAGAGAAGATCTGGTGGATATGATAAACTAGTTTATGGTATTTCCGATACAACTTCTGCACTCTATGATGGAGACAGTGGTAAGTACAGAACCGAAGGTGGTGGATGGGTTGGTGTTACAACCTACGTAGATATGCATGGTAATCTAAGAGTTAAATCTGAGACTTTGGTTGCGATGTCTGGAATTACAACTGGTATACATGGTATAGGTTACCCAACTCCTGTTTAAATTAGTATAATATGATATGAGATTTGATGAATTGAATGAGAGCAACTATATGCTCTTTGCTATAAAATTTTATAACAATCCACAATCCGTAACAAGAGAAGATTTTGAAGATGATTTGAAAAGGATTAAGTATATAAAGAGACTGTTAAAACGGTATAAGAATACTGGTGAACTTAAGGTACACCTTATATTAAACCATTTAACTGTTCTTTTTAATGTATTTGATGAAGCAGCAGTTGCTCTTTTATTCTATAATTTAGAAAGGGATCTCTGGCCATATATTAAAAGTTTTCTTTTATTTTTAAATAGACTTCCAGAATATCCTCATACTGAAATCAATGATATAGAAGAAGATTCTGTTTGTTTATCTCAATTACAAGAAGTTTAATGGATGACAAACTCGCTAAAATTATTTCTAAAGTCAGAAATATAAATGAAGAAGCACCAACTAATGCAACTGGTTCTTCAATAGCGAATTATAATAAATTTCTCTTTCCTGTTGATGATGATTTAATAACTCAAGATTATCAAACTCCTGCTGAACTTGGATTGGCAAAGGATGAATTTTTAGGAGTTTATCCTGTTATGAAATTACAATTAGATAAAAGTAGTGATGGACCTTCTATAGATAGTATGGTAGATGCATCAAAGGAATATGTAAATCGTATGGATAATCAAAATAAGAAATCTCCTGTAGAGAACGTAATTGATATTATACGTAGTCTTCAAAATATAAAGGAAGATGCTCCTGTTAATAATGTAGGTGGTGGTGCTATTGCAGGAACTGCTGCTGCTGGAGATGATCCACCTGTGTTTAATAAGAAAAAAAGAAAACCAACACCAGTGGGTAGATACGGATCACGTAGAATGTGGTTACAAAATTTGAAGAATGATGGAAAGTAATAACGCATTAATAGAAAGACTAGAAAGAGTAATTGAAACATTGAGTGAGAACTCAATTAAAATGGGACAGATGCTTGCTGTTCATGATGAGAAATTAGATAAACAGGATAGAATTGATGCAGTACTATTTGAGAAAGTGGAATCGCTTCACAAAGAAGTCAGCCGTTCAACTGCGGAAATTAAGGCAGGATGTGAGAGAGATATTCGCAAGGTAGATGAAAGACTCCGCACTATGGAGAAGAAGATGTGGAGTATATTTGGTGCATTAAGTATAATAAGTTTCCTTGTTAGTCCAGTTGGACAAAGAATTGTGGGGTCAGTGTTGACTCCAGCAGTAGAATCTAGTATAATACAAGAAAAGTAATTACTATACAATGAGTGAAGTTCATTTCAAGAAGCACCGAGTGTTTCGTGAAACTGATGACGTGATCTTTTATGATATATCAGTCGAAGAATCAAATGCTTCTGATTTAGTTGTTCATACAGGTGCTGCGACATCACCTCCGAACGATAGAGTGGGTGCAAAGCAATTTTATATACACAAGTATCAAGACGATTACAATAGGGTTGTTTCTGGCGAGAGACAGTTTGAACTGGTAAACTTTGATTGGAAGTATCCATATCATATAGTTCATCTCAATCGTGCTAGTGGTGCCCTACTCATACCCAGATTAACCTATCATAGGTCTGTATCAGGTAAGGATGGTTCTATTGTCATCAATCAATCCCACAGGTATGAAGGATTTGATTGTGAGAATGAATTTACACCAGTATCCTGTGCGGATACACATAAGTTATATAAGGTATTGATGCACGAGAAACCAGTAGTGCACACATTGGGTGAGTAATGGATATAATTGATTCCAAATATATTGGTCTCGTATCCTCAAGACTTCAGAAGTTTAAGAGGGTTAAGGGAGATCTTTACAATTTTCGTTGCCCTCTTTGTGGTGACTCTAAGAAACATAAAAATAAAGCACGGGGATATTTGTATCCTTTAAAATCTGACATGAACTATAAGTGTCATAATTGTGGTGCTTCATCAACTTTTAGTAACTTTTTAAAACAAATAGACACTACTCTTCATAAACAGTATGTTTTTGAGAAATTTAAAGAAGGTAAAACTGGTAAAGCTTCTATTATTGAAGAACCTAAATTTAATTTTAAGAAACCAGTATTCAGGCAGAAATTAGATTTACCAAAGGCATCAGAGGTTCCTGTTGCTAAGAAATATCTTGAAAAAAGAAAATTAGATCCAACACAATTTTACTTCACTAACAAATTTAAACAGTGGGTAAATACCAAAAAACAAACGTTTGACACCATAGGTAGGGATGAGTCTAGAATCATTATTCCAATGTATGATACAGAACGTAATCTAATCGGTTTTCAAGGTAGAAGTCTAGGTCCTAATTCTGTTAAATATATCACAGTCATGCTAAACGAAAAGGCTCCTAAAGTTTATGGAATGGATCGAATCGACACAGAAAAAAGTGTCTATGTGGTTGAAGGACCTTTTGACTCAACATTTGTCGAAAATAGTATCGCTCTATGTGGGAGCGATGGTGACGTTGAGTATCTTAAAGCATACGACCTTATCTATGCTTATGATAATGAACCCCGTAATCAAGAAATTGTCAATCGTATTGAACGATGCATCAGAGATAATAAACGGGTGGTCATCTGGCCAAGAGGCATAGTAGAGAAGGACATTAATGATATGATACTTTCAGGACATGATATAATGTCAGTTCTGAAATCAAATACATATTCAGGATTAGAAGCACAAATTAAATTTAACAACTGGAAGAAGGTATGAGCAACGGCACCAAAGTTAAGAAGAGAAATGGTTCTATTGAACCACTAAATCTTGAGAAAATGCATGTTATGGTAGAACAAGCATGTGAGGGAATAGCAGGAGTATCTGCTAGTCAGGTAGAAATTAATTCTGGTATTCAATTTTATGATGGTATCTCTACTGGTGAGATACAAGAAATTCTTATTAGATCTGCGAGTGATCTGATTGATTTGGATCATTCTAATTATCAATTTGTTGCAGCACGTTTATTGTTATTTTCTTTACGTAAGAATTTATTTGGACGTTTGCATGATATTCCCCCTGTTAGGGATCATGTTGAGAAATGTGTCGAGAAGGGAGTGTATGATCCTGAATTGCTTGATTTATATTCAGAAGAAGAGTACAATAAGTTACAGTCATTTATTGATCATGATCGTGATTTCCTGTTCACTTATGCAGGATTACGACAAGTAGCCGATAAATATTTGGTACAAGATAGAAGTAATGGTGCTGTTTATGAGACACCACAGTTCATGTACATGCTCATTGCAGCAACAATTTTTTCAAAATATCCACAAGAAACGAGGTTAGATTATGTCAAACGATACTACGACGCAATCAGCAGACACAAAATCAACATCCCAACCCCAATCATGGCGGGAGTACGAACACCTCTTCGTCAATATGCATCTTGTGTTCTGGTTGATATTGATGACACCCTCGATAGTATCTTTAGCAGTGATATGGCTATTGGCAAATACGTCGCACAACGTGCTGGTATCGGTATTAACGCAGGGAGAATCCGTGGCATCAACGCTAAAATCCGAGGGGGAGAAGTTCAACACACAGGTGTCGTCCCCTTCCTTAAAAAGTTTGAAAGCACTGTCAGATGCTGCACACAAAACGGGATCAGAGGCGGCTCAGCTACTGTCCACTTTCCGATCTGGCATCAGGAAATACAAGACATCCTTGTTCTCAAAAACAACAAAGGAACAGAAGACAACAGAGTCAGAAAACTCGACTACAGTATCCAATTAAGTGCTTTATTTTATCAAAGATTTATTGACAGTGAGGAAATTACATTATTTTCTCCTCATGATGTGTTAGGACTTTATGATAGTTTTGGTACTGAATCATTTGATGAACTATACGTGAAGTATGAAAATGATGAATCAATACCAAAGACTCGTGTAAGTGCACAAGAACTTATACTAGATCTTTTAAAAGAAAGAGCAGAGACTGGTAGGATCTATATTATGAATATAGATCATTGTAATTCTCATTCTTCTTTTCAAGAAAAGGTTGAGATGAGTAATCTATGTCAAGAAATTACACTACCAACCAAACCATTACAACATATTGATGGAGATGGTGAAATAGCATTGTGTATATTGTCTGCTATTAACGTTGGAAAATTAAGAGATCTTTCTGACTTTGAAACTTTATGTGATCTTAGCGTTAGAGCTCTTGATGAACTCATTGATTTTCAGGGATATCCTGTTAAAGCAGCAGAAATTGCTACAAGAGCACGTAGAAGTCTTGGAGTAGGTTTTATTGGTCTAGCACATTATCTTGCTAAACAAGGTGTAAAATATGATCAACCAGAGGCATGGCAATTGGTTCATGATTTAACTGAAGCATTTCAGTATTATCTTATTAAATCTTCTGTAAACCTTGCAAAAGAAAAGGGTGCTTGTGAGTATTCTGATAGAACTAAGTATGCTCAAGGCATTCTTCCGATTGATACTTATAAAAAAGATGTTGATAATATTGTTCCTAATAAATTAAATTATGATTGGGAATTGCTTAGAGAGGAAGTAAAGCAGTATGGTATACGTAATAGCACATTGTCTGCTCAGATGCCTTCAGAATCTTCTTCAGTCGTTAGTAATGCAACAAATGGTATAGAACCTCCTAGAGGATATCTTTCAGTTAAAAAATCTAAAAAAGGACCTCTTAAACAAATCGTACCTCAATATGGATCTCTTAAAAATAATTATACGTTACTTTGGGATATGCCTAGCAATACTGGTTATATTAATGTGGTTGCAGTTATGCAGAAATTCTTTGACCAAGCGATTAGTGGAAACTGGAGTTATAACCCAGAGCATTACGAAAATTCTGAAGTTCCTGTTAGTGTAATGGCACAAGATCTTTTAACTACATATAAGTACGGTTGGAAGACATCTTATTATCAAAACACATACGATGTAAAAACTGATGAAATAGAAATTTCAGTTCCTACTGGTGAAGAAGAAGTTGGTATTCAAGGACATACTCAATTACAATCGTTAGTTAATGATATAATGACTTCTGATGAGGAAGCTTGTGAAAGTTGTTCAATTTAAGAAAAAGTGTTATCAATACAAGAATGACCGATGTTAAATCTATGACTGTCTTTAATACTGAAGAAGTCAACACTAAAAAACAACCAATGTTTTTTGGTAAACCTTTAGGAGTTCAAAGATATGATACTTATAAGTATCCTGCATTTGAGAACTTAACTAAATCTCAATTAGGATACTTTTGGAGGCCAGAAGAAGTTTCTCTACAAAAAGATAGAGGAGATTATCAACAGTTGCGTCCAGAGCAAAAACATATATTTACTTCTAACTTAAAGTATCAGACAATGCTTGATAGTGTTCAGGGTAGAGCACCTGGTATGGCATTTGCTCCATATTGTTCTCTTCCTGAGTTAGAAGGATGTATGAATATATGGCAACTTATGGAGATGATTCATAGTCGTTCATACACATACATTATCAAAAATATATATTCGGATCCTGCGGAAGTATTTGATACTATTCTTAGAGATGATAAGATTCTAGAACGTGCTGCTAGTGTTACTAGTGCATATGATAATTTTATTAATTATGCACATCAGTACGATCAAAGTAACCTGTGGAAAGATGAATGGAGGGAGCATATTAACTCTCAATGGACACGTAAGGATTTAAAAAGACACTTATATAGGGCAGTTGCTAATGTTAACATTCTTGAGGGCATTCGTTTTTATGTTTCTTTTGCTTGCAGTTTCGCTTTCGGTGAGCTCAAACTTATGGAGGGGAGTGCAAAAATCATTTCCCTCATTGCCAGAGATGAAAACCAACATCTTGCAATCACCCAAAACATTTTAAATAATTGGAGAAAGGGTGATGATCCAGAAATGATTGAAATAGTTAAGGAAGAACAACCTTGGTTAATTCAGGCATTTAAAGATACTGTAAATGAGGAAAAGAGATGGGCAAAATATTTATTTAAGGATGGATCTATGATTGGATTGAATGATAAACTCCTCCATCAGTACGTGGAATGGGTTGCCAATCGCAGAATAAAAGCACTAGGACTTAAACCAATCTATGACATACCTGCAAAGAATAATCCACTTCCTTGGACAGAGCATTGGATCTCTTCTAGGGGTCTTCAAGTGGCACCACAAGAAACAGAAGTCGAATCCTATATCGTCGGAGGAATCAAACAAGACGTTAACAAAAACTCCTTCTCAGGATTTAAACTATAGTTTGGAAGATTGTTATGAAGCATACACAGAATCTCCCTGTGACAACTGGGACGACTTCGCAGGTGGATAGAAAATTTATTTTTGATGTTGATGGAACACTTACTCCCAGTAGGAAACAGATAGATATAAAATTTTGGGCTTTCTTTTTAAAATTTTGTTGTGGTAATGATGTTTATCTTGTTACTGGAAGTGATAGAGAGAAGACTGTAGATCAATTAGGATTAGATATATGTTATAGGGCTAAAAGAGTATATAATTGTTCTGGTTGTGATGTGTATGAAAGGGATGTGAATATCTATAGAGATACATGGAAACCATCTGATGAAGTAAGACAATTTTTACAAGATGAATTAGATTATAGTCAGTTTAAAATAAGAACTGATCCTCATATAGAAGAGAGACCAGGCTGTATAAACTTTAGTATATTAGGTAGAGGTGCTAATTGGGAAGAAAGAGAAACATATATTCAATGGGATAAGGATGAGCATGAGAGAGAATTGATTGCTATAAGATTTAATGAAAGGTTTTCTAATTTATCTGCTACTGTAGGTGGTCAGACAGGACTTGATATTGCACCATTTGGTAGAGATAAGAGTCAAATATTAAGAGATTTTAGCGAGAATGATGAGTTACATTTCTTTGGTGATAGAATGGAGAAAGGGGGAAATGACTATTCTCTAGCAGAGGCAGTAAAAAAAAGAGGTGGATTTACGTATAAAGTTAATACATATAAAGATACAATGAACATACTAAATAGAATTTAGAAAAATAAAAATCATGAAATGGAATCGAATGGTGAAAAACATTATGAAAATCCCTGGTACTACAAAGGTACAGCTTTCACTTCTGATGATATTGGCAATTTCTTCGGTTACGTCTACCTCATTACTAATAACACAACAGGCAAAAAGTACATCGGTAGAAAATATTTCGTGCAGAAGAGGAAACCCAGAGGTGGAAAACGTAGAGTCACCTCGGAGTCCGACTGGAAGAAATATTACGGATCTAGCCCCGAACTAAAGGCAGATGTTAAGAAGTATGGAAAATCAAATTTTAAAAGAGAGATTATATCCTTACACGAAACTCTTGGAAAAGTAAACTACGAAGAGACAAAACAATTATTTTTAAATAATGTTTTGATCGAAGCACTTGACGATGGGACTCCTGCATACTATAATAGCAATATTCTCGGAAGGTATATGCGAAAAGATTATGGAAACTTTTCAAAAAACACTTAATCATACGCATGATTGGGCACTTGATAGAATAGAAGTTTTGTCTACTAAATCAATTCATGATCGTGATTTTGATTTATTTCAAGATTCTAATGCTTTAGCACAAGAGTTTTATGAATGGGTAAATCCAGAAATTAATGATCAGGAAATAGTCTCATTAGAATATATTGGTGAGGGAAGTAAATATGACTGAAGATGACTATTCTGATGAAAAATTAAAGTTCAGAAAACAAGTATTGACAATCTTAATGAAAAATTTTGATAATAATAAAGTGATATATGCTTGTGCTGATGACTGGTGTAAAACTCAAGTAACTACTAATGGGCTTGTAAATTATTGTAAGGCATATTATAATAGTTTTGCTAAATAGATTGTTCGAATAAAAAAAATGCAAAAAATAGTAAATGGAATCGCTATTGCAAGTGGTATTGTATCTCTCACCGTTATTGGTCTTGGTGGTTACGTATTCATTCGCAAGGATGCGATTATCGATAGCGTCAAAGGCAAAGTAATGGAAGCAGTTTCCGATAAACTCGGTGGTCTTGGAGACCTTGGTGGTTTAGGTGGAGGTGGATTAGGTTTACCCGCACCTTCTAACCCTATCGCAGCACCTACTGAATCTACAGCACCAATACCTACTCCTCCAGTCCAATTTTAATAAGATATTAAGGGTGCTATATAGAAATAGTAATCCTTAATTATATGGCAAAGGAAGAAGTAAAAGAAGAAAAACTAGATTCACCAGAAACTTCTGAAGAAGTTAAAGAAGAGGTGAAGGAAGAAAAACCTAGAGGTGTTTTAGGAAAAATGGCTGATGCTATTGTTCCTGATCATGACGAACAACTAGCATTTATATCAACTTTTGTGAGACTTGGTATTCTTGTGTGGTCTGGAGGAATTTTAACTTTAAATTATGTGGCTATTCCAAATTTCCCACAAAAGAACATAGATCCAACTTTCATAGCTTCGGTCTTTACAGGAGTTTTAGCTACTTTTGGGGTTCAAACGGCTAAGAGTAAGCAGAATAGTAGTGGAGCAAAACCTACACCTTCAATATCTAAAAAAGATATGGAGATGTTAATTGAAAAAGCATCTCAGACTGCACCTGCTCAAGTTGTTAGAATTGAACAGGCACCTCTTAACATAACTGCTAATGCACAATCACCTAAATCAGGAAACAAAGCGTAATTTGATACCCTAACAGTGTTAGTATGTCCACACTGAACTGAGCAAAATTACTCATTCTGTGCTATAAATATTTTGTAGTATGGGATTGAAAGATCATGCCCCTAACACAACAGAGACATTACACTGTAGGTTATCACGATCTACAACATAAACATTATGAGATATGTGAGTATGCCATGAGTGCATACGATGCAATAGAACATTCAAAAGAGGATGTGCCTTTTCTACAGGCACATCCTCATTTTGTTGATTACTGCAACAACGAAGAGATTGATAACATTTCTCGTTTAATGGCTGCAGGTATCCCAATGGGACATTAAAAAGGAGGATTAAATGAAAGATTTACCCATCACATCAACCTGTGTTATCTTTGGTTTGATATGTGGAACAGCAACGTTTCTTATACCAATGGCATGGGCACACTCTATATTAGTATAAAAAAAGTTGAATGAAGTAGTTTGGTCTATAAATATTATGCTTGCCTTGCTTTTAGTAGGAGTAGGTGTTACAATATATTGGATTTTTAAATACGATGATTGGTATCCTAATCCCATTACTGTTCATACCGACTCCAGCGAAAGCACACATGGGTCATCCGTTTCCGACGGGGGAATGGATACAGAAATTTAGAGACTATGAATCAAAAAGAAAACGTATTCCGATTGATGAGATGCTAAATAATACACTTATGGAGTACGAAAATGGGAGCAATGGTTCCACCGAGTCGGAAGAGTTGTTACAACTTCCGAGTGACGGAGATTAATCGTGTTGTTGACGGGGATACTATTGATGTCACCATTGATCTTGGGTTTGACCTATACAAGAAAGAAAGAGTTAGAATTGCAGGAGTTGATACTCCAGAAAAAAGAACAAGAGATTTGG